ATACCACCATTTTTTGCAACAACAGCTAATTCATCTAACCTATTCATAGCTGCTAATAATAATTCTCTTGCAGCTAAAATAGTTTCAGCATTTAAAGTTTGTCCAGGTTTAATATTTAATAAAGCATTTTTTAAATCACCAGAATTAACTTGCAATAATGCAGCCATTTCTTTTGTAGCTTCATTAGTTTGAACACCTCTTTTTTGAATATTAATAGAAGATTTAAACTGAACAGAAATCTCATCTATAAATTTTAAAATATCGTCTCTAGTTTCAATTTTGCCAATATTAAAATCTTTAAGTTTAGTAGGTTTAATTTTGTTATCTTTTGTAAACAACATCCTCTCAGCACTATCTTTAGAAACTGGAGGAAGTGTTTTTTCTTTAACTTTAGTTTTTACACTTTCTTTAAGACTTTTTTCTTTAGTTATATTTTTATCTTCAAATAAAGATGGCTCTTTTTTTTTAGTTTTTTTTTCTTGTGTTTTTTTTATTACAAATTCTTGAGCTTCATCTATAAATTTTTTTGCTTCGCCAGATTTGTGAAATATTACTCGTGGATTGACCATTCATTAATTCCTTGATTATTTTGAAAAGAGATATTCGAAGATACTCTTTACTTATTAGTTTTCTGTATTATTTGAAATAATATTGTTTAGGTGATTATCTAAGACTATTTATTGTTGTTTGATAAAACTTTCGATTTCTTCGAAGGCTTTTTCATCGTAGTCAAATCCGTATTTTCTTGAGAACTCTTTATCGAGACTTTTCTTTTTGGTGAGTATATCTCGAAAGAGCTGTCGAATATCGGATCGTTGAAGTCCTTCAATAATTTCTCTGTAACTTTTCCCATAGTCTGTAGCCTCTTTAGTTATTAGATTACCGTTCTTGTAATACATAAATGTAGCGTCAGTTTCAATAGTGTTTTCAGCTAGATTTTTGAGTCTTTTTTGAAACTCAATATTATCTAAATCTCCAACATTTAAAACTAATACACCTTTTTCTTTAGAGATAAGTGCATGACCATCTCCAAATTCTTTATCTAAATTTTGTCCAAATTTTTTAAATTGATCTGGCGTAAATTTTTTATCAAATTTTATTGCTACCGAGTTAGCGTTTTTTTTAGATGCTGCAAGAATTAATCTGTGATAACCAATAGCATCTTGTGATAAAGCTAATCCTCTTATAGCTGCATACTGTTCTAACAATGTTTGGCTTGGTGCATCCATTGTTGTTATATCTTTTCCAGCACCTTTAATTCTTGTGGTAGCTATTTTTGTTTGACCAGATGGATTAGTAACACCTTGAAAATATCCAGGAGCTTCAAAGTGTCCAGGTGAAAGTATTTTTAATTTTTTAGCAATTATGTCTGTACCTTTATCATCAGTAAGCATTTGTGATACTTTAAAATGATACTCGGATTTAATTTCTGGTGATGCCTTTTCTAGTTGATTTAAATGTTTACTAAATTTACCTGGAACGGTTTCCCAAGAAACATAAGCTAAGTTATTTTCTAATGCGTCTGCAAAATTTAATGCTGCCTTATCTATATCTTGAGATGCAATTTTGTAATCCATCGCTGTATTAAATCTTAAATCAGCAAACTCTTTTTCTTTTCCTTTTACAGGAATTACAGATCCACCTTTTCTAATTCCAATACCAGAACTTAATGCTTTCTCTGCAAATATAGCTTTTGTTGTATCAAATCTTGCTTTGGTAGAAACCCAAATAGCTGCCTGTGCTTGATCAATATCCCAGTTCTTTTTTTTAGCAACGGTGTCAACTATACTTTCTATGTAATTATACTTTGGTCCATCTTTAAGTTCTTGATTAACAAAACCACCAGCTCTATTCATCCAGAGATCAATAGTTGCTCTTTGTTTTAATTCTGGATTAATTTCCTTCATAATATTTCCATAGAAACTATTAGTCTTACGACCACTCCAGGAAATATTTTCATTCATTAAAAGATGAGCCTTTAAGTCTTTTGTTTTTTCAGCAATGTTTGAATAATCGCCATGACGGACCACCATTAAGTTTCCATCACCTAAGTCAACTAATTCTAATCCTGTAGACTTCTCACCTTTTACTTTTTTAGCTCCACCATATTTTGCAAGTAAATCTTTTTTAAAATTATTAGTTTGAGTAATATTTAAATTTTCTGGAAGTTTGGCTTTTTCTAATATTTCTCCTTCCCAAATTTTTTCACCTGACCTAAATCTATTATAAGCTTTGATTGCAAACTGTGTATTTGTAGGTATTGGTTTTTGTGGAGAATAAATTGCAAGTAGTTGAGCAAACTCATCTGCTGCCTTTTTATCACCACCTACAAATTTTAAAATATTATCACCACTTCTTTTATACCAGTCTCTACCAATTTTTCCTTCTTCAGCTAATTTATTAAAATTAACTTCGGTCTTTTTTATAAAACCTTCAGTTCCTAACTTTTTTAATGATGGAAGGACCTCACCAGCCTTCGTATCTAACATTTTCTTTACAACTGGATTTACTCCAGCAGTTAATTCATAACCATATTTATTAACTGTTCCTGGTAATGCACTTTGATCACCTACTTCGTTGTCTTCATCTATAATTTCTAGAGCTGGAATTTCTTGATTATCATCTTCTTTATTTATATTTCCATGAAGAACAGTACCAGTTATAGCACTTCCTCCTAAAGCAGTTCCTACTTGTTCAACTGTTTGTTTTCTCGAATTTTTAATAGTTTTGTAAATCTTTGGAATTTCATCAAAAATTTTTCCAAAAGCACCAAATTCAATTGCCTGTAAGGATTTGTCATACATTTCAGATAATGGAGTTTCAGGCTCAATCCCAATAAGAGTTTTTAAGTTTTGCATAGATGTAGAGTTTGCAAACCAAGAAGTCTCTTTATCAAAGGCTAAAGCTCCACCTAAAGCAAAAGATATTGGCATTCTCCATGCCATAGGTACTTTTGCCTTTTGAAGCTTCTTATAAATTGGATAAGTAAAAGCAGCATCTTGACCTATCATGCCAATCATTTTTGAAACAAACGGACTATCTTTATCAGCCAGGTCTAATTTAGACTGGAAGTCATCTATTCTTTTATTTATTTCCATAGTTGGTAATTCGCTAAGCGGAATACCTTCTGTCTGCATAACAGCACCAACTAAATTATTTATAAACTTAAAACCTTCAGAGCCACCTCTAATACCAGCAATTAAAGTATCTCTTGGAATATCTTTAAATACAAAATTGTAAACATCTTTTAAAAAAATATCTTTATCTGCATCTGCTAGTTCCTTATCAACATCAAATACTATTTCTCCAGCATCATGATCTTTTTCAACTCCTTCAATATCAGCAGTATCAATATTATTTTCGTTTAAATGTTTATATTCATTGCTACTTAATATATTGTCTTGTTTTACTTTAGGTAAATATAAATCTGTTAAAATATTAAATTCTTCCATTATTATTTTTTAATCCTTAATTTTTTACCTAAAGCTTTTCCAATATCACCTTCATTGACAAATAATCTAACATCATAAACATCTTCAATTCGGTCAATAAGTTTTATGTCTTCTTTGTAAATATCAATGTTGCCATGCTTTTTAAAAGCTATAGCAGCATCTTTTCTTAAATTAATAAATGTATCTTTTGGATTATCATTTAATTCTTTTTTTAAATCATTTATACTTACTGAACTTGGTTGTTTTAAATCATGCAACTCTGGAAGTTCATCTTTTGATAATTTTTTTATTACTTCTTCATAAGCTTGTTCTGGTTTAAAATTTTTATTTAAAACTAAATCATCGTATTCTTTCATTCGAGCTTCAGCTCTAACTAGAAAATCTAAATCAGTTTTTTTTCCTTGAAAGCCAAAATTAAATCCACCAGTAGTAACAATTTTTTTAGAACCTATTTTTAATAATTCTCTAAAATGTTTATCGTCCTGAGCAAAAGTTTGATTTTTTTTATATGCTTCAAATAATTTATTATATTTAATAATACTTTCTGGTGATAAGTTTTTAGTTACATCAGGATCTAAATTTATACTTTCTTGTATTTCATCAAATCTTTCGATTGTATCTGCTAAAGCAAATTCAGCATCAACAATTTGTTCTACAGTTGAACTAGATAATGATCTACCTCCTTCAGCCTTAAATCGAAGTAGAGTTTCATATTGAGAAGAATTTAAAGCTCCACTATTTTTTAAATCATATAAATTATTAATTGTTGGAACTTTTGAAATAGTTTCTTCACTTGGATTTAACCTATGATCATTTATTGCTAATAAAGCAGTTATAAAAGTTTTTATTTTAACTTGCTTGTCTTGTTTTTCTGAAAAAATTTTCTCTTCATCAAGCCTTATGCTTTCAGATAAATTCTTATTTCTAATCTGATCTATTACTACCTTTTGACTTTCTGCTGGTAATGAGGCTAAAAGCGCTGCTCTATCTTCATTATTTAATAGATTAATTTCTCCTCTCTCAGCTTTGTTAATCATTGTTAGCTCTATTATTTGAAGATCAGACTTTGCTTTAAGTTCTTCTAATTTCTTTGCACCATAATATTCTAAATTCTGCGGATTTATCCAAAAGCTATTATAATTTCTTGAAGCTATTTCAGCAGCTCCAACATCAGAACCTGACATATCTTTAATAAGCAGATTTAATTTTTGTTGTTTATTAGCAGAAGTTAGTTCTTTATGTTTTTGAGTAACATTGGCTAATAAATCTAATGAATACTTACGTTGAAAATCTGTAACAAATTTTCTAACTTGTTTCTTTACATTTTTATTAGAACCTAAATCTGCAAAATTTTTATAATCAACAGCTTCATTAAAACCTTCTAATGCAACTTGCATATTGGTATTATTAGAAAATTGATTATATTGCGAAACTAATTGTGGAGCTAAATTATTTGTAATTGCAGTCGCTTCATTTGTATCCTCTTCTTTTTTTTGTGAAGCATAAAGAAGTGTAGCTTCATCACCAAACATTTTAAATCCTGATGCTTGAAGTGTAGCCAGGCTCATAGGTAAGGCAAGTTGAGAAGCTCTCACAACATTTCCTGTATTAACTTTGCCTGAAATTTCTGTAACTTTTAATCTAGCCACCGATATAACCCATTCGATTTGCATCACCTAATAAAGAACCTACAGCAGCAAACTTTTGCGCTCTTGCTGTCATTCTACCAGAATATTCTTGACCAGTAGCTTTAGCTTCTAATAATATAGATTGATTAAGTTGATCGTCATAATCCATTTCACTATTATAATCAGCTATAACTAAATTGAATGCTTGATTAAAATTATTTTCTAACATCATATCGTAAGGTGTTGTTCCAGCTCTAAATTCAGCACCAGTTCTCAAAGCTTGAACAAATAAATTTGAAGATGCTTTAGATTGTTCTTTTAATAATAAAGGTTTTGTTACTTTCGCATAAAACTTTTTATTTACTTCTGCTTTAGCTTGAAGGAAATCTCTCTCCACTCTTGTTACTTTTGCGTTGTAATCACCTAATCCTTTTGCTGTTTGTGCAGCAGCTATGTTGCCTAAAAAACTCATATATATATTTTTGCCATCCTCCAATAGTTAGTTCCGTCTAATCCGTATTTTTTCATTAAACCTTCTTTTTCTAAACCGAGCCATTCAGCAAAACGAACTCCAGTTTTAAATTCTTCTTTAACGCAAGTTTGTAATCTTTTAATATTGTTGTTTACGCAAAGATAATCTAATCTTTTTTTAACTGCTGATGCTGCTTTAATTTTATAGTCAAATACTCTTTTGCTTGACATAACCCAACCTTCAGCAACTCCATCCCAAATAGGAATAATGCCACCAGCAATGATAGGATTATTATTGTATAATAAAGTATATGATAAGCCGATGATCGCAGTATCAAGCCTATTTTCTGTAAAACTTGCATCAATCTCCATTAATTTATTGTTCATTCCAAAAGCATAAATATCGTCTCCGTGTGCTTTTTGATAAGGAACTATTTCAAATTTAGCCATCCGATGTTACTAGAGTTGGATAAATCGCAAGTACGCTACATGGTAAAGGTTGATCTTGTTTAACGTATATATACCCATCACTATTAAAATCGTCATTAAATTCTATTTCTTTATCTCCTTCAATTAACGTATCAACAGGAGAAGATAAACTGCTTGATGTTGTTCTAAAAGGAACTGTTTCTAAATTTGTTAAACTTGGTCCAACTTTTACACCAACGGTTTCAAATAATCTTAAAACAACTTTTGAAATTCTTTTTGTTTTTCCTTGAGAAGTTCCTTCAGCAGCTCCGCCTTCTATTCTCATTGTTTGCAAAACTGAATTGTAAGCCAAACCAACTACAGCGCTAGTAACAGATCGATCCAAGCTAATAGCGCCAGAGCTTACAACTTTGTTGTCATGGACTGATCCATCCGCTAGCACGGAAACAGTCTGACCTTCCAAATGTGAAAGACCACTCAACGAGCTGGTGGATGAGCCACTATAAGTTAAATGACTATCCAAAAACTTGAAAGCTGTACTATCTGTTTCATCAAAATCGAAATCAGAAAAACATTCTATATATCTAACAGTTGATCCGTTTACTACTCTTTTTACAATAAGCCAAAGTTCATCTTCATTTAAAGTTCCAGAGATTGAAGCTATACTTTCAACAACGGCTGCACTTTCATTTTGTACTGTTAATCTTGTTGTATCAAAAGATTTGCAAGTTAAAAATCCTGTAGCTTCATGAGAGCTTTCTCTAATTGTAACAACGGCTGCCGCTGGATTAGCAACAGTAAAATCTGCATGAGCATTAATAGCAGTATAAATATTATCTGCTGTTGTATTATTATTAGTTTCAGTTTTAAATTCACCTGTTCCAGCAGTTCCTGTTGTAGAAGTAAATGTAACTTCTTCACCATCCGATTTTGTAAATATTAATTTTGTTCCATTTGGAATATTGGCATAATCACTAACAGTGATTGTGCATTCTTGACCAATACCACCTAAAATATGTCTATGCCAACTAACAACATTTTCTGATCTTTGATATGTTAAAGCTGCTAATTGTCCATCGTCTCTTACACACCATAAAATATTATCTGGTTCTTGTTGCCATTCCATTTGATTAATACCTGTTTTAGTAACTTCATCATTTAAAATAGTTAAATCAGGAGCAACGTAACTATCGCTGTCAAAATTATAAGCTAGCTCTCTAATTTTTCTTTTTGCTTTTTGTAAAAATAAAACAGCACTTCCAGCAGCAATCGCATCTACATTAGCTGAACCATAAGAGCTTTGTCTTTTAATGGTTATATTAGACGGTGTTATACTTGCGTCTGTACCATCTGCGCTTACCGTATATTCTGCGGCGGTTGTTCCGATAATTAAAGTTCTTTGTGCTTTTAAATATCTAATTACGTTTACTTGATTAGCAGCGATGGTGTAAACCATTGCATCAGCAGCATTAGTGCCGGCTGTCATATTCTGATAATCTCCAGCTTTAGAAAAATAAATCGTTTGTGGTTCATCCGTTGTTGCTGCAAAAACCAATCTTTGTTCAAAGAAAGATACACAAGAAGGATGTCCAGTAGTGTCTGAAAATGCTCCTAATTTCCAAGTAGCCGTAGATCCTGTTCCAGAAAAATCATCTTTAATATCTATTTTAACGACAGTTGCACTTGTATAACTTCTAATCTTTGCATAACCAGAACTAAAATTAATAAATCTACCAACATCAGTTGATACAAAAGTTGAAGATGAAGCTGTTAAAGTTTGGTCATCTCCAGTTGTAGCTCCTGGTGTCATTGTAGTCGTTGTTGTATTTTCTGCTAAATACGGACCATCAACAAATTCAACGGCAGTTAATGTCCAAGAAGTATGTCCAGTTCTGGCCAACTTCATTACTTCATGATTAGGATGACAGATATACATAACGTCTGCTGATTGAGCAAACTTGATGTCAAATAATTCTGCTGTTAAATAAGGTGAAGATATTTCATAAGCTGAACCGCTATCTAATATCTGACCTTTATCTTTATAAAATCTAATATAAGTATTTCCAAATTCTAAAATATAAGTTTGAGTAGTTGAAAATTCAAAAGGTATTAATCTTGTTTTTAAAGATGCGGTTTTAACTGAAGAAATATATTGAGTACCTACTCTTCTTGTTGCAGCTCCTTGAGGATGACATAACATATTCTCTAAAGTTTTTGCTGCGGAAGAATACTTCTCAAAATCTGTACGACCAGTTAATTTATTTCCAAATTCTCCAGAAACAAAAGATGTTAAAGCTAGTGTTGTTCTTGGCACTATAACCTCGCATCTGTAAATTCATTGCTTTCTATTGTTCCTAGTGCGTTTTCTGTGCTGTCTATAAAACGTGCTTCACGCAATCGTTCATCGGCTCTTGCCATATAATTATTTGCTAATGTTGCATTCGATGTAATGGCATAAGCGAGATCGGCAGCTAATTGATGAGAGATACTTTCTCTTAAATAACTATCATAATTATTAGGATCAGTATCGATGGCAATATAAATTAAATATATTGTTCCTTCATCGGATTTAATTTTACGACCTTCAACTTTATAGTCTATTGCAGAAGCAATACTATCTGTTGTTCCGTTATGAACCTTTAAAACTCTTAGGCAATCTGTCGGTAAAGTATATTGATAAGTATATTCTATTACTGGAGCATCACTATCTTGAGCTAACTGAACTCTTTTAGTTAAGCAGTTCCAGGCATGAGAACGAAATACTCTATCTCTTACATTTTCATATCTTTGGTTACATAATCTCGCATTTTTACTGTCGTCAGTTAATGCTGATATTGTTGATGCTCCTAAAAGATTGAGCGCACTATTGCAAATGTCGACTATACTCGCCACTATATTTTATCTCCTAATTCTTTACATTCAAATTTAACTACAATTCTTTCTTGTTCTATGTAGTCTCTTTCAAATTTTTCTAATTCTTTTAAGTTTAAAAATGTGTCATGTGCAAATCTATAACCAGATGCAACACAATCATAATGATTGCTAAATTGATAACCGGCTACTGTACTTGATGGACACTGACCAGTTATTGTTGAACACATATATAAAATTAAAATAAATTTCATTAAAATCCTGTAAATGCGATGGCGGATATTTCACCGCCACCACAAATTATTGATTAGTCAATTACATAAGTTATGTAGCCAACTAAATCGTCTCCGTTTACTAATGCTGAAATAGCTTTAGCAACGATTGTAACACCGTCTCTACTTTCAAATAAGTGAGTTCCACCAGTTGCTTTTTCAGCAGCTAGCGCACTCTCCATTGAGAAGTATCCAGCAGTGTCAACATCTAGACCATCAACTAAACCGTCTGCATCAGCAGCAGTTGTAGTTCCGTCTTGAGCAGTGAAAGCATCCCAACCTATATCCATAGTTTGAGAACTTTGTGTCCAATTACAGTAAAATCTAGATAGACCTCCAATTATTCTAACTCTACCAGCCGGTAGCTTAACTAATGTTACTGTAGAATTTGCATCTCCAGCACCATCTTGATCATGAGTAAAAAAAGCTACTCTTAATCTTCCAGCTTGTTCAGTGGTATTGTTATTAACAACAGGAGTTGATTGATACGCATTTGTGTACTCTGTTGAGTATTGAGTTGTAACAGCCATGTTATTTTATCTCCTATTGATTAACTTTCAACGCACTCGATAGAAACGACTTTCGCCTCTTCCATTCTAGTTGCGCCGATTGATTGACACACATAAACTTGAGTTGCATATCCTTTATCACTACGTTCATCCACTTTTGTCATCAGGTCTTTTCCGATGGCAAGTTTGATACCGTCTTGTGCAAAAGCTAAAACTTTTCGTTTAGTGCTTGTTTTCGATAATCTAGTTGAAGTAATGAATTTGAAACCCATGAAAGTATCTAATTCACCTTGAACTAAAGCTTTTACCGAATTGTAATCTGAAGATGTTACGTTTGTAACATTTAATAGATTACTCAACTGCTGAGGTCCAATTACCATGAAACGCTGGATGCTTGGATCAACATTGCCATTATCTAATTTCTCTTTTGCAGATCTTAGTTTAGCAAGTGTTAAACCATCAGAACCACTTTCAGTAATTTCATTATCACTGTCCATAGTTGTTGATGTGCTTCCTGTTTCTCCGGTATATGCTGTACCTACAGCTGCCGAAATTACTTCATCGTCAATTGCTCTTCCTAGTGCATAAGCAGCAGCAAGCGCATAAGATGAAGTTGGATCGATTAAAGTACGAACTTTATCTTGGTTATCGATAAGATCCGCATATTCATAATCGACCAATGATACTCTTCTTCTCGAGTGTGGTGTCAGTTTTGTTCTTTGTAAATTTTTTAATTATTTTACATCTACATATTACTATGAAGCTCGGACTATATCTTCACTAATTAAAGTGTTCGGCACTCTTGGAGATATTATTCTTTCGTCAATCTCTAGTCTCTGAACTTTCTTTATACCTTTTATTTTATAAAGCTAAGCTGCTGATTGTCCTAAAAGGATTTTCCAGCAATTCACCGAATTTAAAATGAACAATTTTTTTTATCCATTTGTGGAGTGTCCGCGTGTCTTGTAGTACGCTTTTGCGCAGTCGCAACGCCTACTTGCAGTTATGTTATCGTAGATTTTTTAATTACTACTTCTATATATCGCTATATAGCTCGGACTATATCTTCATCTATAAAGATGTTCGGTTTTCTTGGAAGTATTATTGTTATCCTCAACTTCTAGTCTCTGAACCTTTTATATACTTTTTAAGTTATATAATTTGGCTGCTGATTATCTTTTAAAGACTTTCCAGCAATTTACCGAATTTGACTTCGACTTTTTACTTATCGAAGAACGCGTTTTTTCCCACAACATTTTCAACATCAACAGCCGATCTAAGAAGAGAACCTTTTTGTTGGCTAAGCATAGCAACATTATTTGAATATTGCTGTACGAAAGCCGTTGTGATTTGAGAACTCATAATAAGTTCCTCCTCTATTGGTTGTTATGATTAATCGATTTGATTGTCTCTCTTGCGAGAGGTCTCGTCTGTATATTTATAGACTACACTTGGTCTTTATTAGCGGAGGTCTTTTTAGATTTTCTCCGAGAATTTTGTACCCACTGATAAAATTCTTCAGCTTTGTCTAAAGGTTTTGATCGTTGATATTCACCAGCAAATTCAACAGCTAACCTTAAACATTCTAACTTAATCTCTTTATCAGTAAGAACGTTTAAACCATCAGCCATTTAATAATTGCCTTAGCTTATAAACCTCATCAACTGTTTTCTGGTGGTTAATGTGGTTTTTATCCCAGTAAGCAGAACCTTCTTCAGTTAAAGATGTTATCTCTTTTTCAATATCTTTAGCAGTCATGTAAGAAGAACTATCTCCTTTAACAACTTCATCTTCAGATAATTTTTCAGCTAAATTTGAAAAAGCTTTAACAACTTCTAAATTATCACCTAACCTTGTTCCATCTTTTAAAAATGTATTATTTAAAAATTCTGATCCAAGAGTAGAAGATGCTAATCTTTTAGCTTGATCTATTCTTTTATTATATTGAGGACCAAATTCTTTTTTAAGTTCAGCTTCAGTTTTTAATCTAGTTTCATCAACTTTTTGTTCAGTTGCAATAGCACTGTTTTCATTTAAGTCATTATAAAACTTAATTAAACTTTCTGCTTGAGTTGGTAATAAACCTAATTTATGAGCCTGTTGATTAAATGATTGTAACATATCATTATCAACTTCACCTTCTTTAAAATTATATTTATAACCATCTGGTGTATCTGGTGCGCCAAGTTTACTAAAAACTGATTTCCAGTCATCCTCTGTAGCATATTTATTTGGAACAGGAATTTTATCTGCGCCAACTATCTTTTGTGCATTAACATAACTTTTAACAAAATCATTCATATTGTTAAAGTTGGCTAATGCCTTGTTGTCTTTATATTCATCTGGAATTAAATCTCTAAAATTATTTTCCGATGGTTGCTCTTCAGTTGCTAAAACCGAAGACTGCGATTGATCCGATACAGGTTGTTCTGTTGGATCAGATTGAGCCACTTGCTCAGTTGCCTGATTGTCCATTATATAACTCCTTATTTTTTGGTAATCATCGCTTTAATAAAAATCAACACGCTACGTTGACCTTCTAGAAAAGCAGTTTCGTAACTAGAGTTTTTTGAAAATGTAGTTACAAACTCATGACATCTTTTTTCGAGGTCATTCAAAATTCTTTTACCTTCATCTGTATTAAAGATGATTTTGTAATCTTGTCTTAATTGTTCTATTAATTTTTCTGCTTCTTTATTCGCCACTATTTAAAACTTCTTTAGCAAGAGGAGCAGCATTCTTAGCTATTTCACTCTCAGCCATTTGCTGTTGCATTTCTGCTTGTTGTTGTTGCACTGCTTGTCTTTCTTGTCTAAGAGCTTGAACTTCTTTATCGCTTCTAATCATTCTGGCCGGTAAGCCTAATGTTTTAACAATTTGTTTAATTAAACCATTCTCATCTATATAATCTTGTACTGGAGCTAACTGACTAACATTAGCAAAGATTTCTAATCCTCTAATTATACTTTGTAACTCTTGACCTTTTTGTGCTAGTGCCATTGGCGATACATATTCAATATCAATTTCTTGATTGGCTAATACTTCTGGTGCTAGAATAAATTGATTATTTCTTAACATAATATTAAATACTCTAATAATCATTGGTTCTAATAATTCAGATTGTATTCTACCCATTACAGGACCAAGTATTCGAAGCTTCTCTTCTTGTCTTTGTAAAACTTCTGTTGCAGTCATATTTCTATTTTCTGCAACAACTAATTGATCGATATGAAACATTTTAGCAATTGCTGTTCTTCTTGCTTCTTCGGATTGAAGAGATAAAGAAATATTCTGGTTTATATTTAAAGGTTCAATTCTGTCTCTTCCAGAACCAGCTCTATAATAATTTAATGATCCAGGTGTCATTCTTATTGGAGCTAACATACTGTCGTCTGGTACTAGCAAAGGTGGATCGATTTGTTTTGCAGCAGCTTTTAAAGAATGCTCAACCATTTTATTTAAAACTTTAACATCAGGAAGCGCATTCATCGCTGGTGATCTTCCATAAATTTCTGTACTAGCTTTTAAATATCTAGCAATGACATAAGGATTTTCTCTAAATCCTCCAACACTTATAATATGATTTGTTCCATGTTCTAAATAAATAGATTGAAAAGGCATATTGGCCTTATCTTGTTTATTTGCGTTATAAACATTTCTTGGTCTAACAACATGACAAATTACAATTTCATCAAATGGTTTATTTTTAAAATTATTTTGTACTTCTTTAGATAAAAGATCTAATCCAAATTTTTCAACAGCTTGAGCTGCTGTCATTTTAAATTTACGATAAATTTTATCTACCAGACCTTTTTTATTTTCTTCAATAAAAATTTCCTTGATATGACGTGCTGAGAAACGAAGTATATCATCTTCGTCTTCTTCAACCATTAAACAAGAAGTTCCGAAAGCTATGAGATCATGATAATTTTCAAATATTTCTTGCTGAAAATTTGATCTTCCAAAAGCCAAAAACATTTTATCTGTACTATCTTCAAGCCATTCTTTAGCCGCGTCATCTTCATTTAGTACATTGCTTTTAAATCTTAAAGAAAACCAACGATTAGCAGAAGAAGTTAAAGTTCCATGTAGTGATGCAGATAGTAATTCTAATGAATGAATTGCAGTAGCATCATAAATTGCAGTTGATCTTTTATCGCCTCTAGATCTAGATTTTGTAATCTCAGCTTTTCTG